CTGATAAAGTTTGGAATAAATTATCTGTAGCAGAAAAAGAAGTTGGTGGTATACCAAATTCAAGTGAAGACATTAAACAAGCTCACGCTGCAGCTATAGAAATGTATATACAGAATCACGTTGGTATGAAGCAAGACGGTAGTTATGGTGATCTATATTTTAATACACTTTTAAACGATTGGACAAGATTTGATATAAATAAAAGAACAAAATTTGACGCAACAATAAGTTCTGGTTTAGCAATAATGGCATGCAATAGACATCTTTACGCTCCAAACGCAAAGATAGAAAGAGAACCTGTTAATATAAACTTTGCTAAATATAATCAAGGAGGTAATATGAGTAAAATAATTAAAAATTAAAGATGGGTGAATCAATTATAAACAGACATTTCCCTAGTCAAGTTGTTAGTGACTTAGAAAAAATTAGCTTTGATTACGGGGAAAAAGTTGCTAAAGCTATTCAACACGAATGGTTCACTAAAACACATGGTGGTACTAGTGGTAGACACTATAATAATACTTCAAGAATACATAATCTTAGACTTTATTCGCGAGGCGAGCAATCTATACAGAAATATAAGGATGAGTTATCTATAAACGGTGATTTGTCCTATCTTAATTTAGACTGGACGCCTGTTCCAATTATATCTAAGTTTGTAGATATAGTTGTTAATGGTATTGCGGAAAGATTATATGATGTTAAAGCTTATTCTCAAGATCCGTTCGGTGTTATTAAAAGAACCGAATACATGCAAAGCATTCAGAAGGATATGGAGATGGCGGAGTTTGATAAGTTTTGTAAGGAAAAGTTTGCAATAAACACTAGGGAAAGTAAGGTTAAAGAGCTACCAGCTACAGAAGAGGAGTTGTCTTTACACATGCAAATATCTTACAAGCAAGCAATAGAAATAGCAGAAGAACAAGCTATTAATATGCTAATGAGAGGTAACAACTTTGATTTAACTAAAAGAAGGTTTTACCAAGATTTAGTTGTATGTGGTATAGCCGCTGTTAAAACTTCTTTTAACACGTCCGAAGGAGTTACTATAGATTATGTTGATCCTGCTAACTTAGTTTATTCTTATACAGAATCACCGTTTTTTGATGATATATATTATGTGGGTGAGGTTAAACAAATACCTGTAAACGAACTTAAAAAGCAATTTCCTTTTTTAACAGAAGAAGATCTAAAAGAAATGCTTAGTAAAGGTAAAGGTAACTATGGTAATTACTATGGTAACGTCGCTCCTGATGCTGACAACAATAAGGTTGATGTATTATACTTTAATTATAAAACTTATATGAATGAGGTTTATAAAATGAAGAAAACAAGCACTGGATCAGAGAAACCTATAGAAAAAGATGATACATTTAATCCTCCTAAAGATGATAGATACGAAAAAATGCAAGTCTCTAGAGAGTGTTTATATGAAGGTGCTTATGTTTTAGGGGCTAACAAGCTTTTAAAGTGGCAAATGGCTAACAACATGATGCGACCTAAAAGTGATTATACTAAGTGTAAAATGAATTATTCTATAGTAGCACCTAGAATGTACGAAGGTAGAATTGATTCTTTAGTAAATAGAATTACAGGTTTTGCTGATATGATTCAATTAACGCATTTAAAAATACAACAAGTGTTATCAAGAATGACACCTGACGGTGTGTTTGTTGATGTTGATGGTTTAGCAGAAGTTGATTTGGGTAATGGTACTAATTATAACCCACAAGAAGCTTTAAACATGTTCTTTCAAACTGGTAGTATAGTTGGTAGATCTTACACGGCTGATGGTGATGGTAATCCAGGTAAAATTCCTATACAGGAATTAAACAATGGTCAAGGCGCAGCTGGTAAAATGCAGGGTTTAATACAGACGTATAATTACTACTTGCAAATGATTAGAGATGTGACTGGTTTAAACGAAGCAACAGATGGTTCTACTCCAGCGGAGAGATCACTAGTTGGTGTTCAAAAAATGGCGGCCGCAAACTCTAACACAGCGACTAGACATATATTAAATAGCGGTATGTTTTTAACAGCAGAAGTTGCTGAGCAATTATCATTAAGGATATCCGATATAATTCAATACTCTCCCACTAAAAATGCCTTTATAGAATCTATAGGTGCTCACAACGTAGCAACGTTAGAAGAGATGTCTAATTTACATCTTTATGATTTTGGTATATTTTTAGAGTTAGAACCAGACGAAGAAGAAAAGCAAATGTTAGAGCAAAACATTCAAACAGCATTAAGTCAAGGTGGTATTGAACTTGAGGATGCTATTGATCTTAGAGCTATTAAAAATGTAAAGCTATCAAACCAATTATTAAAATTACGTAGAAAGAAAAAGATAGAAAGAGATCAAAAAATCCAACAAGAAAATATTAAAGCTCAAGCCGATGCAAATGCTCAAGCCCAACAAGTT